CCAAATTGTGACAGAATATGACAAATTTAAAAATTCTTTTTCTGATTTCCACATTTTTGTCTCTTCTCGGGTACGTAGTATATGAGACAGTATTAAATAAACTATAAATCAGTGGAATGTGGTTGATTTAAAGTATGTCTGTCATGTTTTTACGCATTCTAAGGTACGTAGTATAAGGGGTTAGCTATAACAACCTTGTATTAATTGTGCCTAAATGTGTCTAAATTGTGACAGAAATAAAATAATTTTAAAATTCTTTTTCCATTTTCCACATTTTTACCCGTTCTCGGGTACGTAGTATATGAAGAGGTAAAGTTTATGCGAGACACTACCGTAAACCAAATGATATGACGTTTTAGAAACTCGTACTTTACCTCTAAATAATTCTTGACTTTTACCGATAACAACGGTATAATATAATTAATTTAAATTATTTTTACTAATTTCCACATTTTTACCCGTTCTCGGGTACGTATGTGTGAGAAGGCATACAACTGAATAGCTTTACCAACTTTTACTCGCCTTCTCGAATGTTTATTCTTTGTTTTTACCCTTCTTCATGGAGGGTAAGGGGGGTTTTTCTTTCTCGTAAACATTCGAATTACTTTCGTATGTTTTTACGAATAATATACGAATTATAAAAAGAATTACTTACGAACGAAGTGAGTAACCACGAAGTGGTAAAGAAAGAGAGATTGTAAGAGAGAAAACATTCTGGACAAGTCCAGTTGACTCGCTAACGCTCGTCAAGAATATTTCATGTTAAACCTTGTACACGGATACAAGAATAAACAAATACAAACTTGTAAACGAAATGAATAATATAAACTCGCCATAGTGTAATCGGATAACACAATGGTCTTCTACACCATACATGAAGGTTCGAGTCCTTCTGGCGAGGTTAAAAGAACAGTTAGCTACACTGTTCATATTGTCGTCCGACGATTCCTTATAGGTATGCCCTGCCTTTCCCCTGCTAGTCGGACGATTATATGAACGGTGTATGACGACGAAAGGAGGAATTGTAATGTCAAGATTCAAGTATGACGAATCAAAGTTGCGACCAAAGCAACGAGAAGCAGCACACGAAATGGTCTTGTACGAATTTTCACCTAAACGTGCGACCGAAGAGTTTCCTGCAAGGAAGACGAAACAACAGATTGCCGATGAATTAGGTATCACACGAAAGACACTACACGATTGGGATACGAAAGACACGAACTTCATCGCTTATAAAAACAAAGTAGCTAGCGACATGTTGAACTCAATGTTACCGCTAGTTTATTCGCAATTAATGAACAACGTACGGAACGGTTCAATGCGAGCAATCGAAGTGTTCATGAAACGTATCGGAGACCTAGACAGTCGTTCAGAAGTTGTCGTACACGACGCAAACTCTGGTGGACAGTCATTCGAAGAACGTAAGAGAGAACTCGAAGAACGTCTTAAACAGACAGAAGAGTAAGAGAGAACGAAAGGATAGGAGGTAAAACATTGACACTTGTAAACGACGAATGGCTTCATAGGGAAGAGCGGGGAGTATATTTAGAAGAATTAGAAGCCGAACTGGAATTACTAAGAAAGTTAGTCGATACAGGAGGGGCGGTCATGTCCGACCTCGATAGAATTGAGTTTCTTATCGGAGAGATTGAGAAAGTAAGACGGATACATAGAGGTGAGGTCGACTTCCTCTACTTCATGTACGAATACTTTAGCGAGGACAGGAACCCTGGAAACCCCGCTAACCTTATTCCAGAAGGACAGGACATTACGACCGCTGCAGATTTCCATAGAGAGTTGTGCGGTATCCTGGACAACGTAACAGCCGATGAGGTATCGAAGCACATTGCATGGTCGGTAGGACGTAACCACGCTAAGACCGCATACTTATCGAACGGTTATAGCGCACATCAGACAGTGTACAGGCTACGTAAGTACATCGTAGTTATTTCAGAGACAACAGACGTAGCGAGCGACTTCATCACATGGGTACGTTACCAGTTGAAGTTCAACGAAAAGCTACGAGCCGATTTCGGTAGTCTATTAGAAGAACGACCGACACTGAACCAGTTGGATAACCAACGAGAGTTCATCACACATAGCCAGACTAAGGTGGAAGCTAAAGGGGTCGGAACACAGATTCGAGGTATGTGACACTTATCATACCGACCAGACTTGTTCATTCTCGATGACCTAGAGTCGCATGAGAATACGAATACACCCGAACTACGAGCGAAAAACCTCGCATGGTTCCGTGGTGAGATGTTAGAAGCGTTAGGGGTAGACGGTTTAGCAATCTACATGGGAACGATTGTCCATTACGACTCACTACTCAATTACGTGTTAACGAAGCGTAAAGACTTTACAGCACGAAAGTTCCCTGCAATTGTTTCATGGTCTGAACGACCAGACTTATGGGAACAATGGAGAGAGTTGTATAGGCAAGACACACCGACGGCTAAAGAGGAAGCCGACCGCTTCTACGAAGAGAACAAAGAAGAGATGGATAAAGGTGCCAAGGTATTATGGGAAGGACGCTACACCTACAAATACTTCATGGAGAAGAGAGAAGAGATGGGAGCGCTCGACTTCAACCGAGAGTACCTAGGAAACCCGATTGATACAGAAAGCCAAATCTTCAACCCAGAAGAGTTCACCTACTACAAGGAAGAAGAACTAGCGGGTGAGGAGTTAGAGTATTACGCAGCAATCGACCTTGCTATGGGTAAAGAACGTGGAGACTATTCCACTATTGTTACCGTAGCTAAGAAGAAGAATACAAACAGCAACGTACTGTACATCGTAGACGCATATGCGGAACGAATCGTACCAGACAGGTTCGTCAAAGAAGTAGTAAAGAGAGCCATCTATTACGAATGGGAAGCGTTAGCAATTGAGTCGAACAACTTCCAAGAGTGGTTTGCGGACAACTTACGGAAAGAGTTAGACCGTTCGGGTTATCCCGCAAGTGTTAGACTTAAAAAGATTGTCAACACGAAGAACAAAGCGATACGAATTGAGTCACTACAACCAGACATTGTATCTGGAAGAATACGATTCAACAGGAAGCACGCATTACTTATCGAAATGCTTTCCATGTATCCGAACCATAACCACGATGACTTACCAGACGCATTGGCGGAGGTTAATAAGTTAGCCAAAGGAAGTACAGCGTACGTACGTATGCCTAGAATAATGAACAGATGGTAGAAAAAGGAAGGAGTGAGACAACTTGAAAGAACGAACGTTAATCGACGCAGAAGACTTGAACGAGGTCATCTTTAGTAAGTTTGACCGATTCAGTGGCGAAGAGACATACGAGAGGTTAGAAGCACAAGTCAAGGACTATAAATACTATCACGGTTACCAACACTTGAACCCGAATACGAAAGAGTTAGTAAAACCAGAGGACTTACCTCGACCAGAAGGCTTTGACTACGACCCTACACGTATCTCTACAAACTACTTCAAGACGTTGATTGATAGAAAAGCTAGATGGCAGATGGGTGGCGACCACGTACTACAAGTCAAGAGAGAGGAAGTAGATACGAAGGAAGAGCGACTAGAACCCGACTACGAGCCATCAGAAGCACAAAACAAAGCGAATGAGCAAGCAGAGGGACTAGAGATGATTCTTAACCAATTGTGGCAAGAGAACAAAATGAAAGAGAGATTACTCGCAGCGGCACGTGATAGACTTTTAGCAGGACGTGTCGTATGTAAAATCGCATGGAACCCTAACAAAGGTAAGCTACATTGGATATTCAGACCAGACTACGAATACATTCCAGTTTATTCAGAGGACGATTTCGAAGAGTTAATCGGAGCCGTATTCTTAATTCCAAGAGAAGAGATGGTAGACGATGAAGTCAAAGAAGCCGTACTCATTCAGACATTCAGTCTCGAAGGCGAGGAAGGAACAGAACAGACTTGCTATATCGAGGAAGAGTTATACCTTGTAGACGGAATGGAACACGTAAGAACAGTACAGCCTAAGACATCTATGGAACTCGATTTCATTCCTGTTGTAGAGTTTCCTATCGAAACACTGTCAGCAGGCAATGTAGAAAATATCGAGACAGAGAGCATTAAAGCACTCAACGGAATTTTAAACCAATTGAACGAAGACGCTATCGACAGTATCAAGTTCGAGATGTTCCCTATTACAACGTTCATTGACGTACCAGAGGGAACAGTAAACAAGATTCAGATTGCACCAGGAGCCGTATTTGAGGTACAAGGACAAGCGGACGGCTTACGACCATCTATTGAGAAGGTTGAGTCGAAGTTCACGTGGAAGGAAGCACTCAAAGAGCAGTATAACCGAATCAAGTCATCTATGCATGAGATTACAGGTTTACCTCAAGTAGTACCCCAAGAGATGAATATTGGAGGACTTAACGATGAAGCAATGCGAATCTTGTTCCAGGACATCATTGCAGATACAGAGGAACACTGGCTATCATGGTCGTACGGACTTAAAGAGTTGCATGAGAAGTCTATTAAGTATCTACAAGCACGTATGGCAGAACCGAACTTCTCTTACGAAAAAGACTACATTAAGAACGTAGAAGAGTTCGAAACAGAGATTGTGTTCTCGTTACCGCTTCCAGACAATAGAAGAGAACGGGTACAGTTGTTAGCAGAAGAAGTCAACAACAATTTCGAATCTAAGAAAGGCGCTATGGAGCGTCTAGGTGTACAAGATGTACAAGCTAAAATCATGGAAATCGAGCAAGAGTTGTTACGAGAGAAACAAATGGACGACCCTTACGGTGACATGGGAAGTGCAGTAGACGTATCGCTATCCAACAAAGAAGGAACAAGCGGAGTTCAGCAAGTCAATGAAAATGGCGAAGTTGAGGAAATTTGTCCAAATTGTGGAGGTAGTGGTGTAGAGATTTCAGACGTAACAGGTGAAGAGATTACTTGTCCGACATGTAAAGGTACAGGTTGGCACCAACCACGTAAGCGATAGAATGTAAGCGCTTACTTGTCCGAGCATAAAGACGCTATAAAAGATATGCAAAAGATAGGGGGAAAATAGTATGGAAGAGAAGAAAGATTTACTAAAACTAAACTTACAATTCTTCGCAGAAGATGAAGAAAAAGAAGAGGAAGTTTTAGAAGAAGATGAAGAGAAGGAAGAAGAGGTTCCAGATGTTGCCGATGTGGAAGACGAAGAAGGCGACGAAGAACCATCAGAGACCGAGGAAGAGCGTGTAGCACGACTCGTAGAAGAGCGCTTGAAAGAGTTAGAGCGACAGAAAGAGGAGCAAGCGGAGAAAGAGCGTAAAGCTAAAGAAGAGGAAGAGTTAGAAAAGAATGGCGACTATAAGAAGCTAGCAGAAGAGTTAAAAGCTAAGTTAGCTGATATGGAAGCCAAACAACTAGAGAACCAACGAGTGACGGCTCTTGTAACCGCAGGATACTCTAAAGAGCAAGCAGAGGTATTAAAGAACAGCTTACTCGAAGCAGAAGACGAAGAGTCTATCGAAAAAGCAGTAGAAGATTTGAAGACAGTTATTCCTATCCGTGAGTATGCAGACCCATCTAAAGGACGAGGACGGAACCCAGGAGGTTCTGGAGGAGAGCCAAAAGGGGAAGAGCGAGGACGCTCACTGTACGAACGGTTAATGAATAAGAAATAATAATGGCACACACAAATAAAAAGGAGAGATAATTATGCCACTTTACACACCAAAAACAAGAGAAGTAGGTTTCAAAGGCGGAATCAACATTTTAGCGTCGGTTAACTTTGACTACATCGAAGGGGGAGCGACATTAGACCCTAAGAAATTCGAGGTAGGATACAACGGTATCGGGAAAGCAATCGGACGCAACAAGTCAACAGGCTTATGGGAGAG